TACTCTAAAAAATGATTGAACAACCCCAACGGCTATTGCACCAATAAATATAGCTACCATAGATTGTGTAGTTATACCTGCGGTTACACCAAATAAACCAGCAGTTACTACAGTTTCATTATTAATCATTTTTCCATAAATTCCTTTTCATAACCCGTTAAAATGTCCTCCTTGCCATGCAGCAAAGAGGAACATTAAAATTAAGATTATTGAATTAAATTGCCACCATTTCATAGTAGCCTCCTTAATTACTCTTCGGTAGTACTATTACCTTGAATAACATTTAATTCTTGTTGATATTGTTCTCTAGGAGAAACTATTTTATCATCATTAGATATCTCATCATTACCTTTAGTATCATCATAATCTGTAGGAATTGCATCATTATTTTTAGCAACTTCTAAGAATGTTGATCTTGGAATTAATCCATTTTGATACCATTCAGTAATTAATCTCATCCAATCACTACCTCTTGGTGTAGCATTAAAGTCAGATGATAAATTGAACCTTATATCTTGTTCAGTTATGTTAATATCATATCTCCAATTTATAAGATATTTTATAATTTTTTTCATGCTTTCAGATATTTTAGCATTTAAACTTGCTAAAGCAGCATTTTGTGAAGCATTTCTTAAGCTTAAGGCAACACCGGAAGAATCCGAATTGTTAGGCTCTAAACTTAACATTTTTACACCAATTCTTGTTAATTCATCATAACCACCTTTAATGGCAGCTTCCATATCAGAAAGAGCATTAGTTGGTGTTTGTAATGTTTCAACAGTATCATCTTTATTAACAAATAACCAAGTACCTAAACCTTGCTTAACAAGATCAGACTTTTCAGATTCTGTTAATGAATCAGATTTAACAACCGGAGTATAAGTTGCACTTAAATATAATAAATGGTTTCTTCTTGAAATTTTATTATATAAAGCTATTTCTCTGTTAACAATGGCAGTCATTAATGGATCAACTGTTTCAATTGAACCATTTAAAGGAAAGAAAGGTATAAAGTCCATTCTTTCGCCATTAATAAATAAATTTTCGTTTGTACCTTGTAAAATCCAGTCATCTGTTAATTGATCAAATGTATAATCAACTCCACCATCAATAAATGTTGGCGTATCAGATGTATTTCTAATAAATGTATCAATTACATATAAACCCTGCTCATTTAATTTGTGCACTTGTACAGTGTCAACATATTTTGGATGATAAGGACTATTTGGATCATATTCAAGTACAAAATATCTAGTAATTAAACTATCTAGTTTGACTTGGCCTTTCATATCAGTAGCTGTTGACCAGTTAACAATATTTTCAGCATGATGCAATAATGGATAAGGCTTAACTTGTTTTCTATCTTCTGGTGATAAACTTTCTAAATCAATTGTTGGATAATCAATTTGTATAAAAGCTCTTGATGTTTGTAATTCTTCCCATAAAGCAGTAGATAAAAATGATATTAAGTTACTTTTATCAGAACCTACATCATCTAATATCCATTGCTTAGCTCCTTCTGGAGCCCCGTCAATTTCTAATAATGGTTGTTTTCTTAATAAACCACCAATAATCATTTTAACAAATTCTGAAGATACGCCCGGTACTTCAGCTTCTGCTTTATAAAAATCATATTGTTCTTGTGTCATTGTTGGGTTAAACGGGAGCAACAAGTTATCACTTGAAGGCACAGAATCATAATCCTTAGTATAAGATGGACCTTGGATCAAAGCTCTGTTTCGTTTCCATTCGTTTATTTGACTCAGGTATTCATCATTCGGATATCCTGGGCCTTTGGCAGTCGATGAGGATTTAACTATCGAACTGTTTTTATATGTAATTGCCATTTGTGTTTTCCTAAACTTTAGAATGAACCAAAACGTTTGGCTCGGTTAATTAAAATAATTTTTGATTTGGCCGATCCAAGATCAAAAGAAATTGGTGTTCGTCAAAGTGCGATTGGCCACACAGCCCGACGCCAAAAGAGGGATCTAGTCCCCCTCACGCCTAGCACGCCCCGAGCCTCATAAGCGGTCAGTCAGTTCTATAATGATTGAAAGCGCTACAGTCGTACAGCCACGCCTACCTTGGTAAATATAGAATTTACTGGGCTCTAGGCTGCATAATTGAAAAAGCTCGGACCGAATCTATTGCTTTCGGACCACAAAAATTTAAATAAGCCTTAAACACCAATGGTTAAGTGCCGTTTGATTACAGCTACCATTGATTAACTTTATTATATTATATTGATTATTTAAGCACGGCTTAAAATGACCACGACCTATCACGGATAATTTGTGGTTTATGTTTACCTATTGGATATAAGAACTCACATATATATCTAATACCATCAGAATAATGTTCAACACCTTTTGATTTGTCAATTATAGCATTGTCCATACCACTGGTAAAACCTTCTTTCCAAGTTGTTGTTTCAATTGAAGCAATTGTCCTTGGAGTCTTTTGTTTATTAAAATATAATCTTGTATTACCTTTAGCATCTTTTAACAAAGCATTAACAGCATTAACACTGTCCACTAATGGTGGTTGCTTTGACCTAGCTAAGACTTTAAATCCAGCATCTCTTAATATACTAAAATCTGTTGTACCTGTTGAAGCACTGGTTTTCATAGCCCTACCTGAAGCATCAGGGTAACATATTATATCTCTATTTTTGTATCGACCTTTTATAGATCTAATTAATTGGTAAGTATCAGCATTACCATAAAATTCGTCCATTGCATGTAATTGGTTACCACGGTGGCACCATACTGTTGAAGCCATTATTTTGACGTTAAAGTCAATGCTAATATGTATTGGCTCACCTGGCTCTATTGGCAACAGGTTATCAGTAACATGTATATTACGATTAAAATTATAAAATACAGCATCACCAGTGTTATTAAAGGTGGCGCAATATTCTTGATTAAAACTTTTTTCATCCATTGTAACCCGAGCAAGTTCAATTTCTTCTTTCATATCAGGCCTAACATCTTCAGCAGTAAACTGCCAAGATTTCCATAAGCCTGTTTTATCTTCTTGACCTTTAACCCATAACTTATAAAAGTCATTGGTTATACCTTTTGGTGTACTTATTACAAATACACTTGCTCTTCTTTGTGGGTCTGAAGTCATAGGTAATATAACCTCAGTAAATGCATCTTGTTTAATATAGGCAAACTCATCTAACACAATAAATGTAGGTGATGGTGATATACCTCTTAAACTGTCTGGTCTATCAAAACCTTTTAAGGTAATTTTAGATCCATTAATAAATCTTATTTCTAAATCTATTTCTCTTGGATAGCCATTTATATGATCTGGATGCACCAAACCTTTTAATGTTGTCCAAATAGATTCTCTTATCATTGAAACAGTTGGACCAATTATTAAGGCTCTTCTGTTTGATTGTTCTAAACAATGATTATATGCAGCAACGGCTGCTAAATATGATTTACCAACTCTTCTTCCTGATGCCATTATCTTAAACCTAGCAGGATCAGTTAAAACTTCCTGTTGAAAGTCGAAAAGTTCTATTTTATGATTCATATTTATTTACTATATTTTGAATATATATCCAAAGATTTATTATGATGCTCTCAGTTAGCTTGTTCTAAAACTACATCTCTTAATCTTTCTGCTCTTGGACCAACTTGTTTAGCCCATCTGCTATCCATCATTTCAACGGCTGCTTCAGCCCATTGTTGATCATTAATTGCAGCAATAAATTTTTTAAAATTACTTAATCTTGGAGCACCTAAATTAAAGCACATATTAACAAGTACTAATTGTATTGCTTCAGGTTTAGATTCTAAATCTGAAAATACTTTTTTAGTTTCATTTATATATTTTTGAACATCAGCATTAAATACTTCATTAACCCTATCTGAAGAAACTTCAGTTTTAACTGGTTGTCCATATTCAGGATCCTTTTCAGTAATTAAATGGCCTATGCCAAAAGTTAAATAACCTAAATGATCTCTATAAATTTCGTATTTTACACCTTCATCAATTTTTAATTGTTCTCTTAGTTTATCTATATTCATTGTTTATCTTTATTGTTGTATTTATCGTCTTCAAAAGTTAATTTAAACTTCGGTAAGTCCTTCATGTGCTCTTTTCTAACTCTTACGTTTAACATGCTGTTCACACACCAAGAGGAATCCAATCTGGATAATTGTAAAAGAAGCTCAAAAAGTTTAGCCGTTGCTTTACTTTTAGAAGTAAAAACAATGTCTTTGTGACTTACCAATTTATCTCGAATCGTATTTGATCCGAAATAAGTAGCTAATGCCGTTCCGTATTTACCGGTAAAACCAATATAATAAGATCCGTCGGTATAGTATGTGATGTATACCTTATAAACTTTCTCAGTTAGTTTCGTCATCTGTATTTGGCGCATGGTTAATAACAGCGTCGCTATTTTCTAATATTGATACGGGTTTAAGCGCTGGTTCAGTTTTTTGCACTATAGTTAATACTGGCACGTTTGCCTGTTGCAATGAAGCCTGACCAACTGGTTGCTTTTGATACCCATATTCTAACAGCTTTTCAGCTATTCGAACTCGTAAATTTTGTGACCTAAAATCATCCTTGCCTTTAAGCTTAGATAATTCTTTAACTAATATATTAATAGGATCTATACCTAATTTCTTTAATTTATCTATACTTGATTTATCTATGGTACTTTTCTCTACTGTACTTTTTGGAGGCCTTCCAGCCCCTGGCCTAGCTCCGCCCTTTCCAGCCATAAATATACCGCCTATCAATTTAAAGTTATTTTCTATTTGTTAATATTAGTCGTTAAAGTATTTCATTGAGCCGCAATATGTTCTACCACATACCACCACGCTCTGTTGTCTGTAAGGTATAGATTTTAAAAGTTTGGGAAGTTTTTAACGCCTTTGGCAAAGAACATGCTAAGGCTTAAGGCTTATATAGGCTTATATAACTTATTTATATATCTATTATAGCCTAGTTAGGCTTTAGGCTTATATAAGCTTATATAAGCCTTAAGCTTTACGTTTTTCTGTAAGGTATAGAAATAGGAATAGCCTTATAAATTATAAGTTCTTTTCCCTCTTTATTTTAGCTTTATAAAGATTAATTTTACCTTCTTTTGCTTTTCTTATTTTTATTTCAGATGGTTTTTCATATCTTTGCCTTTCTCGGTACGTTTTTAATATACCTAATTTGCTAGATTTGTTTTTCATCTTACGAATAGCTTTTTCAATATTATTGTCTTTTACAATAACAAAGAAATTACCTCGTTTTTGTGGTTTATTAATTATAACAATTACCTCCTCTCTAAAATATTAATTGTAATATTAAAATTGATAATACACCAAAACTGAACCATACAATTTCAGTTCTATTTAATAATGACCAAGTAGCCCATTTTTCTAAATAGTTACCAATTATTTCAAGTCCTTTATATATATATTTATCCATATTATTTCTCCTTATTCCACATTATTAACATTCCTATTATAAACAAATATATCAATAGAATGTATGTTATTGATAATATCATTTTACCTCCTTTTAAGCAAAGGCAAATTCAGATTGTAATATTTCTTTACTATCTAAATTACCACGTTGAATCATAGGAACTAAATTACCAGTTTCATTCAATATATGTTGAAGAGGATCCTGGTCTATGATATGTTTAAATTGTTCTCTGATACATTTTTGCATATCAACTACATTACAAGCATGTGAACCATAACTATCATGTGCTGAAACTATATCAAAGTTACATTTATCAATTACAAGCATTAAATGTAATGAGTCCAAATTATGAATTGTATTAGGACTTATTCCAGCCTTAGCCTTACTAATATTTTGTACTGCTAATTCTGTTTTAATAATTAATTCCAATTGATAATCCCATTTATATGATTTATCTTGATTTTGTACATATAAACCATCGTGAACAAATACAATACCACGTTTA